TGCCGGGAAATCGCCGGGCTAAAAAAACGATGAAACAGGCATTTATTGACATCTGGAATGCGCTCGTTTTCGTCTGGAACGGGGCAAAGAAAGACCCGAAAAGGTGGGCAACAGAGCCGCCCAAAGGATGGGCAACAAAGCCGGTCGAAGTGCCTGAAATTGGGGATAGATTTGAGATTGTAAAGGGTGGATTTGCCGTAGGATACGACGGGCAAATGATATACAGCACGGACGAAAGTCGGGCCGCACAACGGGCAAAAAAGTCAAACGCCATTGAAGTACTGACACCGCAGGAAGTTGGAGAAATGCAGGTTTACAAAGTATCCGCTACGCAAACCGGCCTGTTCAATTTCCCGCTTGCTATCCAGATAAAACCGCACTGGAAGGCAGGTAAAAAGCCAAAAGAAATAGGGCTTTTAGTGGGCTGTTCGGAAAGCACGGCAAAGCAGTATTGTATCTGTTTCAGCCGGGCAAATAAACCCTGAACGCCTCCCCTATCGAACGGCGGGGGAGGGGCAAAAACAGCCGTTATTGCGGTTATTATCATTAACAATAACGTAAAAGCCTAAAAACATGGCACTTGAATACACTGCACTTTTGGCCCTTGCGGCGCTCGTTATCGGGCTTATTATCAACCTACGCCGGGAAGATGAAGCGGCGCAAACGTTGGAAGAAAAATGGTTTGCCAATGTCAGCGAACCGCAATTTTATATCCAGCGTGACCCGTCCGTCACGGCTGCGCAATCGGCACGTGCGGAATGGACAAACGCCGTTAAGATGCTTGCCCAAACAGGCAACAAGTATATCCAACAAAAGGATTTGCACCTATGGCTTTGGCGGGCATCCGAACACGACAAGCAGGTAGAATTTTTGGCCTGGCAGGCGCTTTGCGAAGCCGACAGAATGCGCATCAAAAACGCATGGATTGCCGAAAAATCCGCAAACCTGAAAGGCGAACCGGGCCAAATGGCCGGGGTTGTTTGGGACACGAAAAACGAAAATTAAACCAATGACCGACCAACAAATTAAAACCGCCGTCCGGCAGTACCGGGGCAGCGATCCAGAACACCGGCAAAACCTGCTTTCGCAACTGGAAAATATCGCAAGCAAATGCCCACAACGCGAAACGCGGGAGCAGGCAATTGCCCTGTTGCCTCACTTGGTCGAAGCCGAAAAGACGATCCAAGCAGACGCGGCAAAGGTGGTGGAACTGGAAAGGCGCTTGCAGGCCATAGAGGCGGGAATGATGCAGCCGGTTGCATACCGGGAGCCGGTTTTGTATTCGCGTCCGGTCGTAACGTTGAACGTTACCCCAATCGCCAAAACGGGGGTTGTGGTGGTGGGCATCGGAGCGGCTATTTACTTTGTTGGCGTTCCAATCCTTGCCGGTTGCGCCGTAGGGTTGTTTGGGGGCTGGTTGGCGCTGTCCGGGCTGATTGGCAGCGGGAGTAGCGAAGTGAAGGAAAGGACGCCGGGCGGGGCGCAAGGCGGGCAGATAAATTCAAATCGTCGATAATCACGGCACTATAAACATTATTCAAAATAACAACGGATGAAAAACACAGTCAGTTTTGAAACAGCAAAACGCATATTTGAGACTGGTTTCCCGCAACCGGAAACAGTGCAGGAAGGGCAGTTTTGGTATTCATGTATTGTTCGGAAAACAAGGGAAAGGGAGTTGCGGTATATCAATCAATTTGATAGAACCGGAATTTTGCCTACTGAATTTTTTGCCTGTTATCCATATTTCGCCCCAACGGCAACGGATATTTTGGCGGCGTTATTCCCTGCTGAAATTCAATTCCAAATTAGTGCAATGCAAGTTTTGCAAATGGCATTAGACCCAGAATCCGCCGCCGCCGCATGGCTTGAAATTCACGAAAAAAAGGCGTTTACGCCGAACGCTCGAATCAAATTTGTGCGCGAACAAGTAGTGGAATGTTACGACGCGGAAGGAAACCAAACGGTTTTGCACATCGACAGCAGCATGGGCAAAGAATACGAAGCGATTGTAACCGACGAAACAGTCACAATAGAATCTGTTTTTGGGCTAATTACACTGCCCCGCAAAGAGGCGTTTATTCTTGAATGGCTATGAACAAATCTAAAACCGGCCATATCCTTTACCTTATGGTTCATTTCCCGTTTGTGTGGTGGTGGAAAATCGGCATCACCGGCAAAACGGCGAAGGGCCGGGCCAAGCAGGTAGACCGTGCCGTTTTCGGACGGCCTGTTGTGGTTATGTTTGTTCCGATACCCGGTGCGTACCTGATAGAACAGGATTTGCACCGGCGGTTTCGGTTTTTTAATTGCCGGTTTTACAAAGGCGATGGTAGCACAGAATTTTTTTGGTTCCCGGTTGCAGTGCTGGTTTTCCCTTTCATGGTTGCGGTATGGGCCGGATACATTCGAGGAATTGATTTGATTTTTGGAACACACATTTTTGAATTTATAATTTCACTTTTTATCTAACTGAGGCATGGACTATGTGCAACTGTTTAAGGCGCATATAAGACCATGCAGGGTTAGCCGCATCTTAAAACAAAAACGATGGGAAAGTTTATATTAGGTGATTGCATGGATTTGGAAACGGGGCTGCCGTCATACCCTGATAAGTTCTTTGATTTGGCGATTGTTGACCCGCCGTATGGGATTGGTGCGGCAAAGATGAATATGGGGCTGGGGAAGTCTTTGAAATGCTCAAAGGCTAAAAACAGAAAATGGATAGCAAAAGAATGGGATTCCACATCTCCTAAAAACGATTACTTTGATGAGGTTTTTAGGACTTCAAAAAATCAAATAATCTGGGGGGGCAATTACTTTCATTTGCCGCCAACAAAAGGATTTATCATTTGGGATAAAGAAATCCCAGACGGGCTTAGTTTTTCGGATTTTGAGTTTGCATGGACTTCTTTTGACCGGGCTGCTCGCCGGGCAAAATATAGCGCATACCTCGACAAAATCCACAAAATCCACCCCACCCAAAAGCCCGTAAAACTTTACTGCTGGCTGCTCGAAAACTACGCCAAACCCGGACAATTGATTTTGGACACCCACGTTGGCAGCGCAAGTAGTTTAATCGCTTGTGAAAGCATGGGTTTCGATTACATCGGATTTGAGATTGACCCCGACTACTACGCCGCCGCAAAAAACAGAATGAGCAAAGGCATACAGGCCGTACTTATATAATTGCGGCTAACTGAGGCATGAACGCCGTGCAAGGTGTACGAAGCATGGGCGGCCATGCTTGGTTATAAGAATTTACTATGAAAGAGACATTTTACTTCCATCTGACTTTGCAGGAGTTCATAAAAAAAACTCGATGCGATGTTTCATCTCGTCATCGGTTTGCTGATGGCGACCAGGTTCGGCAATGGCAGCGCACATCCTGCGTGAAAACATATTACCTGCGTATTTGCCCTGATGAATTGAAGCCGGTTAAATGGAATGTTCCGGCAGCAAAAACGGCAAAGGTTTTTAGAGGCGAAGACAGTCAGATTGTAAAAACCCTTGCATACGCATACATCCTAAAACGAGCAGATGAGTTATCGTTGTTCGATAGCGGGGTGACTGCGCCAGAAATCCGGCAGGCCGTTTTCGCGTCTGTTCCTTCTTATTTCTTATAACTCCAAGCCGCTCGCCGTCGGCGCATTTAGCGCCGAATGGCCGCGCGGCGACAGTTAGGCGAATATTTCTTTATATTTGCACCGATAGCGCCACCCGCGCACCCGTGTTTGCTGTTTTCATTTGGATTTTTGGTATGTTTGGCTGTACCCGTTGCGGGTGCAGCCTTTTTTACGTAATGGAAAACGTAGCCGATCCATTAACCCCCTCCAGGTACGCTTTTACACTTTTTTCTACCGCGTTCTGAAACTTGGTCGTGAACGACGAGGCGAGCGTAGTTTGCCCATCCACCGTGGAGGCGTCCAGCGTCACATACCCCTCGCCAACTACCACCCCATGCCCAGGGTTGATGACCTGGAGCAGGCACCTAATTTTCGAGTTATCGGATTGGTTTTCAGGCACTACGCGAATGTCTGGCGCATCGTAGCAGACGATGTCGCCGGCATTAAGGACGATCGTGTCACTTGTGGTAATCATATGCCCCAAATATTGAAGTAGAATTTATAGGTTGTACTGGCGGAAAGCGTCCCGTTCGCCGTGAGCGTGAACGATGTCGAGTTGGCCGCCGAAATGTAGAATTTCGTCAAGTCCGTGGCAGTTTGCGCATTGGCTGCACAGAAAACCGGGTATTGAGTTGAAGAAAAGGAGGTGGGCACGTTGATAGAAATCACGTTCCCGTTTGCGGTTGGGCTGGTGCCTGTTGTGAATTGCAGAGAAAACCCGTTGGCTGTACCAGTAAGGGCGTCTTTGGTCGGCCCCGTTCCCGCACCTGTTCCGAAAACACTTGTCAGCGTGCCTGAAACCCCCTGCATGAGATCCGCCCGGCTGCGCCCTGCCACGTCGAGCGGATGGCTCGGGGCGTTCTTGTTTATGCCGACCAGCGACGCCGCCGCGTTGGTGATTGTGATACCGACGTTTGCGGTCGTGGGCGTCGAATCGTACAAGATTCGAAACTTGTCTCCATCCGAATTGTCTACACCAATGCACCACTGACCTATGGAGGAGACCAAAAAACGTATCATGGGGTCACCGGCAGAAGAGCCCCCGACCCCGATGTCATAGATTGTATTCCCAGCCGCGCCCAAGTTATACGCGTTGTACAGCGTCGCCACGACATTGGCACTGGCGGTTGCTATCGCTCGCCAGCCCTCCCAAGTGCCCGATACAGAACCATCCGCGATGTGTAGTTGTGCTTGTGGAGAGCCGCCAGTATTCCCGATGGAAAGCCGCTTGTTCGTGTCGTCCCAAGTCAGGTTGGCGTCGTCGTCCAGGGTTGTGCTGTCTGCTGCGAAAGGAATGCGTGTGGCCGTCAGCGAGCCGCCCAAGCCGACCGAAGCAGACAGCACACCACCAGACAGCGAAAGGCCCGACCCGATAGATATTTGCTCGACATTGCCTGTGCCCGCCGTGGAGCGACCCAACAGGCGAGATGTGGAAATCTGTTGGAATTTCGCGAAGGTGACGACGTTCGCGGCAAGCGTCAAGGCAATTGAAGTAGCGCCGCTGCCTGTTGCGTCTCCCGAGATGGTGATTGTCTGGTTAGCGGTCAGGTATGTGGCGGTGAAATACTCCAGCGCCGTCGCCCCGCTGTTCACCCGGGCAAGTTGACCGGCGGTTCCAATTGTACCTGTTCCTGTCCCGCCACGGTCGAAAGGCAAAATGCCGCTGCTGATAATGGACGCCGGCAGGTTGGGTATATCCGCAGCCAACAATAGCCGCCAGACAGGAGGCGACCCGGCCCCGGCAGATATTAGGATATAGCCCGTTGTGCCGGCGGATCCGTTCGGCATCAGGGCCCCGGAGAATCGCAGGTTGCCCACAATATGCAGCGCTTCCGAAGGGCTGGCAGTGCCTACGCCCATGTATTGGAAAGCCTTTGCAGCGGCCGTGCCGGTCGCCAAGATCGTAAGCGCATCCGAAAAGGAGTTTGCGCCCGCTTGCTGTATTCTGATCTGGAATTTATCCGAATTGCCAGCGCCCCGGCCCACGCTCCAATAAGCCCCGGACGTCCCCACCTCCGCATGATTAACCGGGAATTGGATGTGGCTATACTGGCCCCGGAATTGTAGGTTGAGATCGGTTTGCAAACTCGCGTCTTGCCCATAAGGGCTGTAACTATTATTGCCGAACTCGAAAAAGTAAGGGTAGGGCGATGTGCCCGATTGCAGTTTCAGGTTGCTGCTCTGGATGGTGATGCTCTTCGAGTTGTTCAACCCCGAAGACAGCAGCATCGCAGTTTCATACGCCCCCAGTTCGATACTGAACCGCTGGTTGTTGTCAGTGCTCCGAAAGGCCGCCAGAACCCGATCCGCCGTTTGGAACTGAACGAACACAACATCCCAGGCGTTGTCGCTTTCCAGGGTCACGTTCGTGGCGCCGCTGTCCGCCTTGATTTTGGCTTTGCCAGCGACGTGGAGCCGTTCCGCCGGCGAATTGGTGCCTACACCCAGCCGGTCGTTCGTGGCATCGTACCACAGCGCGTTTTCGCCGCCGATCGCACTGGATGCAGTCCAAAAAGCCACCTGGCCCGCCGCTCCCGTTCCGGTTACGGTCCCGCTGGTGGCCGGCGCGGCAGCATGCCACCCCAGCGCATCCGTCCAGGTCATCAGCGTGCCATCTACGAACGAAGCGTCTCCATAGGCCCGCCAGCGCCCGCCATTGTGCCGCAGCACTTGGCCCAGGGCTCCCGCCGGCAGCGAAAACGTGCCGGTCACAGGCTTGCGTATCAGAGGGCAATTCGGTGGGTAAGAGTATGTCAGCGCGACGGGGTCTACATGTATCACCGTGTCGCCACTTATAGACGTGGTGGAGACCGTGAGCGTTTCGTACAGACCCAGGAAAGGGTTCACGATGGTAATCTGATCGCCTGCGAAAAAATCGCCATCGTCCAGCGTCGGCACACTGATCTCGTCCACGACATCGCCCTCTATCAGCGCATCATTGGCGGTCGTGGTAGCCGCCGGGTATAGCATTGTGCCAGGCGGGCGGGTCTTGATTTCGTAGAGACCTTTCGCGCCATTTAGCCCGGTGTCAGGCGACACAGGCGGCAAGATGATAGTAATGTTTCCCCTTATGCGCTTGGGTGGGCTGGCGCTCAGCCCTGGTAAGTAGGCCAACTCTACCCACTGCCCTTCGAGTTCGTTGTGCCCGGCGTCGTATGTACCACCAAGCAGCACCCAGTACACACCCCGCCAACTCACGCGGCGCATGGCGGTGATGTCGCCGAATAGCCGCCCGTTCAGCGTCCGGACGGGCGCATGCTGGCCACTCACCACGAACTCCGTCAGCATGGACTCAATCGGCCTGTTCGGAGTGTCCGTTCCGTCTCCCCAGTCGGTTGCCAGTACATACGTGCTACTGGGCTTCACCCACAGCGCACCCAAGGTATTGGGGTCTGTGCTGGTGCCCACCAGCGATTGCGACTGATGCACCGCCGAATTGCTGGTCAGCAATGTGTTGACTGTCTCATACTCCACTTCATCCGCCAATAGCGCGGGGCTTCCATTGCTGTAGACCTCCAACCAAGGGCTTTTCACCGACCAGGTGAAGTCGAAGTTTGCAGCGGTGAGCGACGACCCAGAAAAATACCTTAAGCTGTCGAACTCAACCCCGAAAATGAAATCATCCACATCCTCCGTCAGCTCAGGCACCTGTATATCGAACGCTTGTGTGAACCCTATCTGCACAGGAGAGCTATTGGGCGGGATGCCCCCCGAAAGCGGTATGGCAACGTAGCAGACCTGCGTGCCGGTCTCCCAAGAAAGCGGGCCATAATTGATCTGGTAGTTGGTGTTGAGGAAGTAGGCGCGCTTCAGGGCTACCGTGTCAAGGATCAACTTGATTTTCAGCACCAAGACTACAGGCACCAGAATCGGCGTGCTCGTAAGATTCACCACCGTCCCTACAAGGCTACCCGTCAGCCGCAGCGTCGTATTGCCCCCGTTTTTTTTCAGGGCCATATACATCGTCTGCGTCTGGTGCGTGTTGCTGATCGCGGCGCCATTCAGGAAGTTGCGCCGCTCGTAGGACTTGAACGTGTGCCTGGCCCTTGACAGCGCGGGCAAAAACTCGTAGGTGCCTGTTGCGATCAGTGCGCCCTCGTTCGTCTGATCGATCACATTTGCCCCCGCGTAGTCCCTCGTCTGAAGGAATGCGCCGGTTTTGGCATACTCTCGGGTGATGATCGTCGCCGCAGTCCTGTAGGTAAGTTGCTCAATCCAGAATGCCCCGTGCGCGCTGGTCATGCGCGCACCGAACGTCGTCAGGATGCTTTCGAGCACAGAGTAGCACGACAGGAAATTGATCTCTTCCTTGTCGTGCTTCAGGAAAGCCGCGTGGTCTATGTAGGTCTGATACAGCGCATCCGAAGAACTCGAGTTGTGCGTTATGGTAGTTTCCCACCAGTCCACATGGCTGCGCACGAAAATATCTGTGTCGCCGAAATGAGCGGCGATGTAGGGCAACTTTTTCAGGCAGTTCACCACGTGGTCAACGGCGCGAACTTTCCCTGTGTAGGCGGTTCCGCTGTTGCTGTATTCGATGTCTTTCAAGATGCCAAGCCCATCCGTCGCCCTGATCTCTAACTCTGTAGGAAAATTCTCGTCATTGTAGTGTCCGATGTCGGGCACCACCATACCGACCCACACCACTTTGGGTGTGATCGTGTTGTCTCGTATAAGTATAGAAAAACGCCCCTCCGAAGAGTTCTGCAAATCGGTCACCAGGGCCTCGTGTGCAGAACTCTGCATCTGCATCTGCACCGAACACTCCGCCGGCATAAATACGTCCGTGCGCTCGCTCACCTGGGCGTAGCGCAGGGCGTACCCCTGTGCCGTGGTGTGAAACTCTACAGCCGTGCCGCTGAACTCCGAATCCCAGATTTCAATCTCGAATGCGCCGCCGCGCTCGTCGTAGAAGTCGCAAAAAAAACGCTTGGCCATTATTTACAGGTTAAGGAATGCTCTACACATGGGATTTCTTTCATTTTCACCGCGACGGCCACCCATTCCAATCGCTCCAGGTAAGGCAGCAGCAGCGCAGCGTTTTTCCCTGAAAGCACCATTTCCAAGTGACCATCTATGAACTGCGCCGGCGCAAAAACCCAGCCTCCGCCCGGCAATTGAAACGGCTCTATAGGCCAATTGTCCGCCAACTCGAAAAAGGAGCGGGCTTCCTCGATTCGCTCTTCGAGTGTCATTTCCCGCTCACTCGCGTTTGGCGTTTTTTTGCTTTGTCCAGCACCAGCACCAGATCGCTGCCCCGCGCGGTCATTTCGCCGGCGATCTCTACATCTACGCGCTGTGGCTGTGTGCGCCCTTGCACATGGCTCACAATGTTCGTCTGCCCTGCAGATACGATTCGCGGGGTGCGCTGCAAGCCCGCCATATCTGCGCTGTATTGCCCAGCGAACGAAAGAGGGTCTGGCATATTCATCACCTTATTTTCAAGGCGCGGCGACGGCACATGGTGCAGTGTGCGCTGTAGGGTGCTTGCTGCGCCAGACATCGAACGGCGCATAGAGTCCAGCGCCTTGCGTGTTTGCGGGGCCGGGATCACCTGCGCGCCACGCGGCAGGTGGATGTATTGCGGCCCCTTCTGGCCCACGACCGAGAGCCCAGACGCCTGGCCGCCCGACACCGCGCGACCGATGGCGTCCTGCACAGCGCCCGCATGTTTGGCCGCGATGCGGATGCCCGACCGCGTCGGCACGTTGAGCAGTTCCGGGCCTTCCTCCCCAACGAGCGACAGGCCGCCCGGTGCGCTCAGGGTGCCCTGTGCGAATTTGGCAGCCCCTACCAGGCGCTTGAATATGCCGGCAGCCAGCGCGCCGCCAATGGCCGCAAGCCCAGCCCCCAAAAGAGGGTTTGGCGAAGACTTGAATGCCGATGTGATCGCGCTGGCTACAGTCAGTTTTATGAGGTTGCCGATGACGCCCACAATGGCGTTTTTGGCGGCGGCTCCGAAGTCGTCCCACGAGGTGTTGGCATCGGAAAGAGAAGACTCGATGACGCTTCCAAATTCCATCATGGCATCACGGGCGGCCATCATGGCCGCGCCATTGGCTTCCCAAAAGGTGTCTAATATTTGCTGCGATTCGATGGCCTTGTCTTGCCACGCCTGTAGGTATTCAGGCAGCAAGGCGTAACTGTCCAGCACCTCTTGCGGCACCGGGGCAATGGGAGACACAGGCGCCACGCCTGCCGTTTCGCTTACAGGTGCGCCGGGTGTGCGCTGGGTCAGGGGCGCGAGCGGCGTAACGCCTTGCGCGGCTACCTTTGCCTCGTTGAGCAGGTCAACGACCTTCTTAATTTGCACCCCCGCCGCATCGCTTCGGAGCAGCGCCACCATGTTGGGTATGGTGGGAGTGACCGTCTTGATGGCCGTCTCGAATTGCCCGAAAACACCCACCAGCGTCTGCACTTCCTTACTGCCCTTGTCAAGTTTCAGCAGGTTGTTGAGCAGTTCGATAGGTCCTGCCGGATTGATGGTCGCCTTGAGCTTTTCCAGCATGGCCACCATCGTCTGCACCTCCTTACTGCCTTTCGAGAAACCCGCATCGAGCAGTTTGCCCAGGCCACTTTCGATGGCGTCGGCTTGCGACTGGAAGGCGTCCGCCCCGGTCAGGGCCGCTTTGTCGATTTCTTTTTGGACGTCTGCGAGGGCCTCCGCGTACACCTTTGCTTGCTTCCCGGCTTCTTTTGTGGCCTCTTTCTCTGCCTTTACACTGGCCGCGCTCTCTTCCAGCGCTTTGCGGCTTGCGGCCAACGCAGCCGTTTTTTGTTCTTCGGTCGGCACTAGGTCCGTATTCGCCTTAATCAGCCCTTTCAAGGCGTCCATCTGCTGCTTTACAGCCGCTGCTTGTGCATCGAAAGCCTTTATCTGTATGTCGCTATTTGCCTTTGCCTGTATGGCCAGCGACGCCGCGCGCGCGCCTTCGTCCTGCAGGTCTCCTATTCCGCTGGCATTTGCAGCCCTTGGACGGTCAGGCACTACGAAGTTTGCGGCCTTTGCCAGCGCGTCGTTTTTCTTCTCCGCTATTTCAATCGCCTGCTTATCCAGTTCAATCAATTTGCCCTCAGCCGCCTTTGCTCGGGCAGCTCTCAGGATGGAATTGATATAGCCGTCGTAGGCGAGGTTCAATTGATCAACGCTTATTTTTTCAGCATTCAGCCCCTTAAAGTACTCCGGCGCAATGGCGTTCAGTTTTTTGAGGGCTTCTGATTTCTCGTCGCGTGTTGCGGTTTCGCTTTTCAGAACATCCACCAACAGCCCGACTTTCACACGCTCTTCTGCCACACTGTCGGACGCCTGCTTGTTGATTTCGACGAGGGCTTGTTGGGTTTTGGCCGCTGCATCGGTGCTTTTCCCAAGCAGTGCAAATGCAGCAGCAGCAGCCAGCGCGACGCCGATCACGACGCCAATCACGTTTGCCTTCATCACGTCGTTTAGACTTTTCCACCAGCCGACCAACCCACCAGTTTGCACGGCAGCCATCGCTTGGCGCATTTGCGCGATCACAACAGAAATGCCGCCGACGGTAGAAATCAATAAGCTGCCGACCTTGATGGCTGGGCCAAGCGCCAACGCGAAGGCCGCGATCCCCAGAACTGCGTCCTGGGCAATGGGGCTGAGCGCCTTGAATGCGTCGGCCAGCCCAAGGACGTAAGACGACAGTTGCTCCAGTTTCCCGGTGACGTTCAGTTTGGTCGCGAGTATATTGCCGAGGTCGGCGGCGCTCTGCTTGATGGCAGAGAATACGTTGGTAATGGCATTGGCCAGGCCGCCGGTGGCGCGTGGCAGTGTGGCAAGTTGCTTGGTAAGCCGCTCCACAAACACATCCGCGCTCAGCCCCAGTTTTTGGATACCCTCCGCGTCGGCAGTCCCGAACGCCTTGATCATCGCTTGCGCAACCGAGGGCATATTTTCTTTGATAATGTTCAGGTCTTGGTAAGTATTTTACCCTTGCCGATGATCTGCGCCAGCTGTACCGTGACGCTGTTCAGGTTGTCGGCGGTCCCGCCCGCCACCGCCACGGCATTGCCGAACTGTATGAGGATTTCGCGGGCGCGCTCTGCGCTGAGGCCAACCCCCTGAAGGCGTAGGGAGCCTTTGACCGCCTGCTCGAAATCCAGACCAGGCGCGAGTGCAGCTTTGCGAAGCGCCTCGATTTCAGTTTGCACTGAAAACACTGAGCGCCCGGCGTCGAGCATGGTAGTTTGTAGCCCGTCGGTGAGCCTGTTGAGGTCAGCAGCGGCTTTGATCGCCCCTACACTAATCGCAGCAAATGGCAATGTAATGGCCTGCGTAAGGCTTGCCGAAAGACTGCCCAAGGTCTTGGCAGACTGCGCCATGACGCGCTCCGCCGCCTTGATCTGGCTGCGCAGGCCGGTGAGGTCTGCGTCAATGTTGACTATCAGTTTGCCAAGTAGCCCCATGATTGATTTACAGCGGTTTGAATTTATTGGCCGCTACCTGAAAACCGAATTCCAAGCGGCGTTTTACATCCGGCGCCGCAACGGCTACCGAACGATAGAAAAAAGGCTGAGCGGACGAATTTTTGGAGCCTTGTTCGACGATGAGAGCATAGTACCCATCGCCCTTGTTGGAGTTGCCGGTCTTGATGCGGCGGCCACGCGGGCCAACCCACACGGAGTCGGTGCGCTTGAGTTTCGTGAGTATCTCGATAGAGCCTTGCAGGTTGCCAGGGCGGTAGGTACTTATCACTTTGCCTGTGCCCTTGGCAGCGCGCGGGGCGTTCTTCTGCCTTTTTGGGTAGCGTCGGTGGACAACGCTACCGACCGGCGTGGCAGACTTGATTGTTTCGACCAGTGGACGCGCAGCGTATTCAAGGATCTCCTTTCGGTCATTTTCAAGCAGCGCTTCAAATTTCCGAAGGTTGCCCAGCACCTCTGTAATTCCTGTTACTTCGTTCATGGCGTTTTTTGTTGTTCCTGCATTTTCAAGCGCAGAAATTTAAAATCTGGGTCGTTTTCGGGGTCTAGTGGAGGCGCTTGTACCTCAATTTGCTTTTTCGGCGCGTCGTGCGGCATAGGCCACAGGTCGGCGGGTGTGGGGTAAGCCCCCTTTTTCAGGTTGGGAGAAAGGGTCAGGAAGGCGTGAATGCGCAGCAATTCGGCGCGCTCGATGCGGCCATCTGAAAAGCCGCGCTGCCGGGCCGCGAAGTAGCGCGGTGTACTGTGCCAAAATTCGTCTTCTCCCATGCCGATATAGCCTGCGGCTTCCAGCATTTCGCCCCACGTTATTGGGCCTTTGGCTTCCTCTTTTGGGTCGTCGGCAGACTCTCCAGCGTGTTTTTTTTTGTGGTCGGGAATGACTCGGCGAAAATGGTCATCACCTGCTCGATGAGTGCAAAATCATCTCCGACCCATTCGGCGACATCCTCCGGCTGGAATGGCAGTACAGAGCCTGGAACCTCCTTTCGAGCGCCAGCGGCCAGGCCGCTGTAAATCAGGTCTACCAGGAAAAGGAGGCTTATACCTTCCGTTTCATCTTCCGGGTTGGCGCTCATTTTCGAGAAGTCGGACAGGGCTTTGCGCCCTGTGCGCTGCTCGTAGTGGTACAGCGCAGCCATTCCGAAAAGTATGGGGCGCTCGCGGCCCCCGATTTTTATGTATTGCATGGCGGGTTTTGTTTGCAAAAAGCGAGCGGAAGCCACCGAAGTAGCCCCCGCTCGTTTTCAGGTTATGCGTAGGTGGCGTCGGTCAGGGTTCCGGTTCCGGTGGCGGAATAGGAGACCGTGCAGTTGCCGTTCACGCCGGCGCTGCCGATTTCGATCTGCGTCCAGATCACAGAGCCGGAAAGCTTCTGGTCGCCAGAGGTGCCGGTGCCCAGTACCACAGGCGAAATGGTGCGCGCCAGTGCCAGCCCGGTGAGTTCGGAAACGCTGAAGGTGCCATCATAAGACAGCAGGCCAGAACCCGAGATTGCCCAGGACGTCTGTCCATAGAGCGCCTCGGTGAATTGCCCGCCGCCGGAGTCCTTGCACTCGATGGAGCGGGTGGCGTTGGTGATGGTGAGCGTGGCGTCTACTTGGCAAGAGATCGCCACGGGCGTAGACCCTACGAAAAATTTCAAACTATTGGTGCTTACGATGCTAGTCGTCATAGTGCGAGTGTTTGTTTTTTGAAAAAATTCGGCGGGTCAGTTCTTTTATTCTTTTTTGGCTGATCGGTACATGATTCGAGCCATCCTTACCTCGTCATCGGCGACCGGCAGCGGACTACAGCCCAGGGCGTAGAGCGCCGGGTTTTTTCGGAGTGGGGTGTCCTTATCTACTTCTGTGTGCCCAAGCGCAACCAGGCTGGCGCCGTCGGAGTCGGAGACCTGTACGACAGAGCCGGCGGGGGTGAATACGCCGGGCATAATTTCGAGCGATGCGGTGAGTTGTACTTTCATTTTTTACTGAAATGGTGTCCGTCGCCATGGCGTTGGCGACGGACACTGATGAGCAATCAACCTTCGTTGGGGGCCGAAAGACTATCCACAAGAGCGTTGAGCGCCTTGGCGGCAGAGATGCTACGCACCAGGCTGTCGAACAGGCTTTCAACCGCGCTTTCGAGGGCGGCGTTGTCGGCGAAGGTGATGAGGTTATTGACCGACGACTGGAGCTTTTCGCGCTGAGCAGTGCTCAGGGAAGCATAGACGTCGCCATAGACTTCTGAGAGCCCGTACACGCCTTCGATGGCCGTGTCCACATTCGCTTCGCCCTTGACCGCTTCAATCTGGAGGGCTGCTTTCTGGGCTTCTGCACCGGCGGTGTAGCAAGCCTCGAATGCAGCCTCTACGTCGTTATTGACGAAATCAATGTTGGCAAGCAAGAGGGCTTGAATCTTATCGAAAATCATGGGAATGAGAAATTGGTGAAGTGAGAAAAAACCCGAAAGGGCGACCGACACACCCGCCAGGTGGCAGCCTCCCCGTCGGGGTGTCTTGAGTTTTCAGGTATTATTAGCCGTCTTGAGTCCGAGGGGTTTCAGTACCTTATCATAAGCCAGCGCGGACGAAACGAATGCGATCACGATACCAATAGCATTGAGCCAACCGAGGGTGTAGAATAGCAACCCGACGACGACCGCGATGACGATGTATTTCACCGCTGGCTTGATTTTGGCCAAAAAGGGCGACTTGATGACCCCTTGGATGTAGGTCAGCAGGATGACAATGGCGCTGTAGACGCCGGTGTACCAGTTGAAGACCTCTCCTGAGGTCGTTCCCTGGTGGAATGGATTGTCTGAGACAATGGGTTCTTGTGCGAATGCACTGGACAAGACCAGGAAGAGCATCAGCGACATAGCGAGCAGGTGATAGATTAGTTTTTTCATAGTGCGAGTGAAAGTTTGAAAGCGTGGTGGTTTAAGTGTTTGAATTTGTGAAGGTTATCTTATGCAACGGATCTCCAGTTGTGGAAGGGGTTGGAATGGGCGTGGACAAATAATGCGGCACTGGCGTGGCGGTTGTCGCGCTTCCGTTCTGATACGTCCCTTTGATTGCCCATTCGCTCAGGTCGGCCCAGTGTGAGTCGTCGGCGAGCAAATAAAGAAAGCGTTGCATGTCTTCAGCGCTGGCGCGGCCATGTACTTCAATGGTTTTTTCGGCGGTGTCGATTGTAATTTTCATGGCGGGTGATTTACTTTTTGCGTAGTTGTGTGTTGGCGATGAGTGCGGCCACCTGATTTTTCAATCCGGCGATTTCAACAGATTGTTCCATTCGGTTTAGCATGCAGGCAAACATGTCTTTTTCAAGCGCCTCAATCCGAAGGCTTTGCGCCTGGACCGTATCTTTAAAATCGCGCTTTTCGCGCTCGAAGTACCACACAACAGCAACCAGGCACAGCAGCATGAAGCCGACCAGCGGCCCTTTGCCAACAATGCCCCGGATGGTGGTGCGCAGACCTTCTACGCCGATTTCTTGTACTTGCTGCATGAATGTTTTTTGCTCTTGCATGGCACGTTTTTTTTAGCGTATAAGGCTAAAAACGTGCCATTTAGCGATTTTAAGCGCGTTTTAATACATGTTGCGATTGCCGTTTATTCTTCCATTTTTTGCAGCTCATCCGGCGGCAGTTGGTCAATCAGCACCGACAAAACCAAAAGGCTCCTTTCCTGCTGGATGACTTCATTTATCAGCCTTTGTCGGATATCGTCTCGAAAATCGTACTTGGCGGCTAATTGCCAGTCGGCTGTATCTGGTTTTTCATCCGTCGGCAATTTGCCCAAAAGCCGCTCGAAGTTTCCGATGTTCGTTTGGTAGCCGAAAACCTCCTGCTCCCTGGCAGCAATTTGGGTTTTCAGGACTTCAATAATTTGGGTCGGCTTGATCGTCAAATAATTCATTTTTTTGTGTGTTTTATGCGAATGCTATGTCTTGCGAGATATTTGCGGGCAATGTCGCCGGGTCACTGAATTTTGTGCCGAACCCCGATGCGCTCCACGGGTACGCCACTATAAACG